GCCAGCAGAATAGAAAAGTACACCCGTCCCGGTTCCCCAAGAGCCATAGTACGCATTTGAATCAGCACCAAAAAATCCAGCAACGCTATATTTTGTCGCGTCGTCAGAGTCTCTGAAATACGCGGCTGCGCCAGTGCTGCTCCGAATATCTAGTGCGCGTCCAAAACTGTTTGTATCAGCCGGACTCGTCGTGCCGATGCCGAGGTTGCCGGAGGAGTCGAGGCGCATACGCTCTGTGGAGTTCGTCCAAAACGAAAGCGGGTTCGCTCCTGCGGTCAAAATCGCAAGTCCATTGGTGAATCCGCTGTCGGACTGGATAAGCGTCTGGTTAGGCCACACGCTGTGAGCAGCAGAGTGTGCGCGAAAGATGAGGTTGCCGACAGCAGATGCAACGGACAGATTGCCTGCCGCAGATGCTCCCGTGTTTGCATTGCGGATGAACGAACCTGCCGCTGCGTTGGTGTTCGTCTCAACCTGCAACGCGAAGGACGGACTCGCCGTGCCGATGCCGACGGCCGACGCGACGTTCAGCACCCCGTTAATGAGGTCTTGCGCGACGATCTTTTTTGTTTCGGTTGCGCTCGTGTCAACAATTGCGAGCACGTCGGTGGACGGCGCAAGGTTGGCGGCGCTGAGTGCTGTTAACTGGCTGATTTTTTTGTCGGCCATATTTCATCTCCATCCGTTTAACCACCCACCTGGGCGGGGTCTTAAATTCGGTCGCGTCGGTCTCTGCTGTATCTGCGGCTGCACTTGCGGGCGATTCTCGATCACTCGCGGCGCTGCCGCCTCTACTTTTCGATTCGGCAAAATCATCGGGCCACCGCGACCGATATACGCCGCGTAAGCGTACACCATGCAATCGAGTGCCTCTGTGCGTGAACCCGCAGCGCGCGGCTTGTATGACCTCACGCGACGGCCTTGTACCATCCTGTAAATCAACGTCTCGGCGGTCAACTGGTCAAAGTAGACCTCATCGACCGACGCGGGAAAATGAAGATATCCCGCACCCGGCTCGGTGACACGCTTTAGCCTTCCAAACAAAACATCTTTCGCCGTGTCTACGCCGACAATAAAAACCTGCGCCGAGGTTTTACCCGCCTTGCCTGCGTGCTTCGGCCAGATCAACCGGCCAAAGCCGCCCGCCCCCTTGATCGCCCACACGCGCCGAGACTTTCGCTTGGCTGCGTATCCGTAGACCTGTTGCGTGAAGTGTCCGCCCGAGTCAATCGCGCACGCTTCAATCAGCATCGGCGCGCCGTCCTCTCTCGAGCGCGCGCGTGCTAAAAATGCGTCGTGATCTCTCCACAGATCATCAGAGCCTGGATCACCGCGCAGGATCGCGTGCTCTACTAGCCACGCTTCCTCATCACGCCCCCACGCCCACACGCTGCACTCGAGCCGGTCGTCCTGCACGTCCGTGCCGACAGTCAGCATCAACGCGCCAGCAGGAATCGTCTGCGATCCGTACTGCTCGCGCCTTGACGCTAACCCTATCGCCTCGACTTGCTCGCCCTTTTCCTCGAAGGTCTCACCGAGCGCCGTGTTGATCCACGTTTGCAGCGTTTCGGGAAACCGCTTCGCGGCGACAAATGCCACGGCCATTTCCGACCATGTAGACCACGGCGAGTACAACTCCGAAATATGAAACGACGCAATCCCGCGAAACTCTTTCGTCCCGCGCCATTCGCCCTCGCGCAGCATCTGCGTCTTGTCCGCTTCGGTCAGCAGCACGCCGCACGCGACGCACGCATACTGCGCTGCCTCCGGCTGGCCCTCCGGCCATCGCACCTGTGCCCACACGAGCCGCTGCGACTCTCCGCAATGCGGGCAGGGCACAAAGTAAAACCGCTGATCGCCCGACTCGAACCCCGCCTCGATGCGGCTTGATCCTTTGATGGTCGGCGTCGATCCTGCCAGCACTTTACGATTCCAGAATGTCGCCGTGCGCTTTCGGCCCAGCGAAATCGGATCGCCCTCGGTGCCCGCGCTCGCCGGGTATCTGTCCACCTCATCGAATAGCACCACGCGAATCGGCCGCGAAGCCAACCCGCTCGGGCTGTTCGCACCGGCCACCGTCAGATGCCCGCCCGCGAACTTCTTATGCAACAGCGTGTTGCCCGTGTCGCGCGATTTCGGATCGGCTATGCGCTCGGTTAATACCGCCGTGTCGCGCACCATCGGTGCGAGTCTGTCCTTGCTCCACGCCTCGGCCATCTCGAGCGTAGGCTGCACCAACAGCATTGGCGCTGCGTCTTGGTGGACGTGGTAGCCGATGACGTTGTTTAGAATTTCAGTCCAGCCGACTTGCGCCGACTTCATGACCCAGACTTCCTTCACCGTCCCGTCGGTGATCGCGTCCATGATCCCGCGCTGGTACTCCGCACGCGCCGTGCGCCAGTAGCCAGGCTCTGCCGAGGATTCGCTAGAGAGTCTCCGGTATCTGTCCGCCCACTGGCTGATCGTCAACTTCGGCGGCGGGCGCAGCGTCTTCATGATCGCTGCCCGAATCGTCCGCGAGTTCAGACAACGCGGCATAGACTTCTTCTCGAATTCGCTCTGCAATGACTCCTGCATCTTCAATGGCTACCAGTTGTGGGCCTAGTTTCGAGGGCATGGATAGAAACTTCGCGCGCACTGCTGCAAGCACGTCGCTCCAAATGGCGATCATCTCCTGCGCGTCCATCAACTCGCCGCGTCGCACGCGGTTTTCCGTTTCGACCTTTTCGGCTTGCGCTGCGGCCAGTCGCTCGCGCTGGTTCGCGTGCTCGCGCTCGGCGTCAGTGCCGGTCGTGCGGTTGATGAACCACTGCACGAACTCCTGTGCGTTGTACGTGCCGTCGGCGTTGCGTGGGCCGTCAGCCCAATCGCGCACGGATCGTGACGTCACGCCGCATATCCACGCGATCTGCTGCTGGTTTAGGCGCTCGAGTTCGATATCGGCTTTGCCGCGATTAGCCACGATTGTTTCTCAGAAGGAACACTTGCAATTTCTGTGCCTAGTCAATTCTCGCGGCCGCGTTACCCGCGAGGCTACTATAAGCCTCAAGGGACCCGTAGAATCAATGACTTACGTCACAACTTCGACATTCTGAACGCCACTTGACGCTCGAACTCGATAGGCCACCGCGTTTTGATTGTCGCACTAATGGAACGCTGCACAGCGTCCTGCAAAAAAGTTTTAGGCACCGACGGCCCGTATAACGCCTTGATCTTGGCCCGTGGCTTCTTCGCCCCATTGCCAACCGAATGCGCCCGCACCGCATGAGATGGCACGGCCACATTGCCGCGCGTGTATCCGTTGCGTTGATGCGCTCGCCGTGTATGTTGTCGCAGCGTTCGGCGCTGGCCGGTCGCCGGTCTATAGTCCGTTCGACTGAACACCGTGCGCCCTTGGTTGCCGATGAACGCGCCCTTGTAGATCTTACGATTGCGCCAGGCATTCGCAGAAACGCCAGACTTAACCTCACGCGCACTAAAGTTGATGAGGTTCGGCGCGTACTTCTTCGCTACGATCTTCGCTTCTGGCTGCGCTCGAGTAGCGCGGTAGATCGGCAGACGCTCGCGGATAGATGACTTCTTCAGCCCTGTTACCGTGTTGATGTCGTTCACCGCAGTAACGCGAGCAGATACCGCAACGCGATTCAATGCGCTTGGCACTGCTGCTGCGATCTCTTGCTTGAACTGAAAGCCTAGACGTTTCTCGACTTCCTTGATGTCTACTCGAACATCGTATTGCATACGTGCTCCGGTGGTCGGCCTTTGAGTCTAACTAACCCTGTGCAGTGTGCCGGTCGGAGCGTCTGGGTGCATTTGCCCCAGTCTGTTCGCTTATATCAAGTTTTCGGGGCACTGTCTAGCGTCTCTGCAACTTTTCGTTCGGCCGTCTCAACACGGCGCATAAGGGTGCGCCTGCTGATGTTTAGGCGCTGGGCCTTCAGCCATAGCGGGCCGGTGCTGACGTAGTAAGCGATCAGAGGCTGCTTCCATGCTTGGGAAAGCCTAGCGACCGCCTGTTCGGTCTCGAGGATGTCATCGGGTGCCAGCCCTGCGCCCGACCCCTTGCCGCCTGTATTGGCCCACGTAAAGGCTGCTGCGGTTGGGTATCCGGTCACAGCACGACCCCTGCACCATCGGCCCCACTGGCTCAACTTGACTCGAGTGTATTCGATCACCGCATCGCCTCCGGTTTAACCTTTGCGTTATAGCGTTCCCACAAGTCCTTGACGACTTGCTCGGGTTCTCTTGCCTCAATCCATTCGCCTCGCGGCTCCCAAACTGATCTGGCAATCTCTTGCGTCTCGGATAACTTGCCCGACTTGGATTTGATCTCGAGCCAGCAGACGAAATAAATAACCTCGCCGAATAGCCCGACTTGTGGCAAAGGCCGCAGCGCCAACTTGTCGGGGATGCCTAGCCCGGCTTTGGTGTAGTCGATGAGGGAGAATCCCGCAGCCTTGACCGCTTCGGATATCTCGCCGTCGTTCAAGTCTCGGCGCGCGGCGTGTCTCATAGTTCGCTGACCTGTTGGATGCGTTTGCCGATCCAGCGCATGACCGGCACCGCCATGCTGTTGCCGAGGGCTTTGTAGCGTGGGCCGTCCGGTGCCTCGTCCTTCTTGCGCCACGGGATGTTGGTGTACCCGTCAGGGAAGCCTTGCAGCCGCTCGCATTCAACCGGCGTGAGGCGGCGGACTTGCATGGCCGTCATCACCGTCGGCCCGCTCGCGTTCACGCTACTGCCGGGTGTGCCAATGGTCGCCGCCACCTCGCCCGTGATGGCGCCGTTGTAGCAGTCGGTGCCGAGCGCCACCGGCTGGGCGACGGCAAGATGCGCGGAGTAGTTCGACCCGCATCGCATCGTCGGCGTGACATCAACAGCAGCATCCTGCCCGTTGTCGCATCGCGTGAACGCCACCGGCTGGGCGACGGCCATCGGGTTATTGGCTTGCAGCGTCTGCACTAGGTCAACGTCGGTCTGCGGCTCAGACATCTGTGCGCTGAAGGTGATGGGTTGCGCGATAAAATTATGGTCGCGGTTGTGTCCTGGGCCTTTGTGGTCAGAGGCAATCAAAGTCTCCGCTACGGTTGGGACACACTCTTCGTGGTTGTTGCGACTGATTCCAAAGCGCGCTGCAATTGTTCCGGCAACTTCTTGCCCCTTCTCTCTGCGCGGCGCAGTATCCCGGCGCACGCTTTCGCGCTCAAAAAGAACTGCTGCGG